GCGGGACCTGATCGCCGAGGCCGGATCCATGGATGCCTACTCGCTCGACTTCTGGCAGAACGGCGGCGCGCCGCTCACGGTGTTGTCGACCGATCAGGAGCTGTTCGGCACGCAGGCGACCGACGCGCGCACGGCGTACCAGACCGCGCGCGAGGCCGGGCCGTCGTACCCGCTCGTGCTCGGCAAGGGCATGAAGGTCGACGGCTTTGGCGTGGACATCGCCGAGGCGCAAGGCACGACGGCCGACCAACGCGCGCAGCTCGTGGCGTCGCTCGCGCGCTACTGGGGCGTCCCGCCGACGTTCGTCAATGCGCCCGTGCTCTCGGGAACGATGGTCTATCAGACCGTCGCCGACGCCGGCACGTACCTCGTGGCCTACACGCTTGAGCCCTACGCGCAGGCCGTCGCCGACCTGTTGAGCGAGGAGCTGCCCGCGGACTACATCACCGGGCGCTACGTCACGCTCGGGCTCGATCACCTGTCCAAGCCGTCACCGGGTGCCCGCGCCAGCTATTACGAAGTCATGGAGCGTATCGGCGCCATGAGCGTGGACGAGATCCGCGACGCCGAGGGCATGCCGCCCATCGAAGGATCCGTGCCGGCGCCCGAGCCGGCGCCCGTGCAGGAGGTCGCAGCATGACACCCGACCGATGCGGGGCCGGCGCCGCTCGCCGCCGGCCGGCGCCGCCGACATGACCACGCACCGGCTCGACGTCGCGCGGCTCACCATCCGCGACGATCCAGGATCCGAGCTCGACGGCTACGGCGTGCGCTGGGGATCCATCGCGGCCGCCACGGAGTACGGCCCCGAGGCGTTCGCACCCGGCTCGTTCCGCGACGCGATCGCGCAGCTCGGCGACCGACCCGTGCCGTTCCTGGATCGCCACGACGGCGAGGTCATCGGCGTGTTGCGCCCGGCCGAGGACGACATCGGGCTCAAGCTCGACGGCCGACTGTTCGCGAGCCCGGCGGCCGCGAGCTGGCGGGAGCGGCAGGCCGCCGGCATCGACGGCGCGTCGCTGGAGTTCGCGCCGGGGCGCGCTAGCCGATCGTCGGCCGGCGTGACCATCCATCGGCAGGTCGCGCGGCTCGTGGCCGTCGCGGCCAGCTATAAGCCGGCGCACGACGGCGCGCGGCTATCGACCCGAGACATGGAGGATCCGACCGTGATGATCGCCGAGACACCCGCGCCGCCGGCGCCCGAGCCGCCCGAGCCTGCTCCCGAGCCCGAGCCGATCACCCTGTCGGCCGTGCAAGGCATCGTCCATCGCGAGGTCGGCGAGCTGGGCCGGCGCATGGCCGAGCGTGGCGCGTTGCAGACGGCCGAGGATCCGTGGTCGCTCGTGCGCGACATGGACGGGCTCGGTGCACTGGCGCAGGCCGCGCTCGTCAACACCGAGCTGCGCGGCGTGCTCGTCCGGGCGCTCGCCGATCAGCTCACGACCGGCAACCCGGGCGTGATGACGCCGGGCGTGATCCAGGACGTCAAGGGGCTGTTCAGCCGCTCCCGGCCGGCGATCGAGTCGTGGGGCCGCGAGGGCATGGACGGCTCGGGCATGTCGGTCGACTGGCCCGTGTTCGCGACGGCGTTGAGCACGATCGTCGGCGAGCAGGTGACGCAGAAGACCGAGGTCACGAGTGTCGTCGTGCCCATCACGAAGGGCACGGCGCCGATCAAGTCGTACGCCGGCGGATCCGACGTCGCGTATCAGCTCATCCGGCGCAGCTCGCCGAGCTACCTTGCCGCGCTTGAGCGGATCTACCTTGAGGCGTACGCCGTCGTGACCGACGCGGCCATGCTCGCGGCGATGCAGACGGCCGGGCCGGCGGCGACGATCGTGATCAACTGGACGACCGCGACGCAAGCGCAGATGCAAGAGGCCGCGTTCACGGCGTCGGCGATGATCCAGGACGCGACGGGGGCGCCGGCCGGGTTCGTGCTCGTGCCGCTGGCCGTGTTCACGAAGATCGGCGGCGTGCTCATGCCACCGCCCGTGTTCAATCAGGCCGGCACGGCATCGGCGGCGCAGCTCCGCCCGACACTCTCCGGGCTCGACGTGCTCTATCACCCGGGCGTGGCCGCCGGCACGGCGATCTTCTCGAACGACCTAGCCGGCTCGTGGCACGAGGACGGGCCGTTCCTGATCACGGACGAGGACGTCGCGAAGCTCGGGCAGAACGTCGCGGTATGGGGCATGGGCGCCGCGGCCGCGTACATCCCGGCCGCCATCGTCAAGACCAAGGCCGCGTAGCCGCCGTGGCGCTCACCGTATGGGTCGACGGCGCCGCGATCCTGGCACACGTCGGGAACGCGACGCCGACGCAGACCGATGCGAGCTGGGCCGATGCGTGCGCGTCGGCCGTCACGGACGGGATCAACCGACGGCTACGCGCCGCGGCCGATCCGCTGCCGGACGGCGCGCTCGCCGAGCTGACCGCGGCCGCGCTCGTGGGCGGGACCGAGGCGTACAAACGCCGCGAGGCGCCGTTCGGGATCACCGGCTACGTCGACCTGCAGGGCTCGGCGATCCGCGTGTCACGCGACTGGCTCGACTCCATCGACCCCATGATCAGGCGCTACGCGTCGCTCGTGGGCTCGTTCGCGTGACGATCACCGAGGCGCGCGCCGAGCTGGAAGCGGCCATCGCCGCCGGCGGCCTACGCGTGGCGCCGCCGGCTGCCGGCCGGCTCGCGCTCCCGGCCGTCGTCGTGACCGGCGGCGAGCCGTGGCTAGCGCCGGCACAGCTCGGCGCCGGGCGCTATCAGCTCGCGCTCGAGGCCGTCGGGCTCGTGGGCGGCGCATCCGACCCGATCGTCATGGCCGACCTTGAGCGGATGGCGCTACAGCTCGCCGCGATCGTCAACGCGCACGTGCCGCCGTGGACGTTCCCGGTGATCCATCGGCCCGGGCGCACCGAGGCCGGCGGGCAGCTCTATACGTCCGTGCGCGTCGGCACGTCCAGGATCATCGACACGTAACAGGAGGTCCGCACCATGCCCGCAGTCCCGGCTACGCCGCTATTCATGAAGGATGCGCTGTTGACGCTCGCGGTCGGCGTCGCGACGCCGGCCGAGTACCAGTGCCACGTCACCGAAGCGAGGATCCAGGTGGAGCCCGGCGATCGCGTCGACATCGCGACACTCTGCGCCGGCGGCAGCTTCAGCGAGGTCGGCAAGTCGTCGTACTCGCTCATGCTCGTGGGGATCCAGGACTGGGCCGACGACACGGGCCAGCTCGGGCTCGCGCGCTACCTGTGGGAGCACGAGGGCGAAGAAGCATCGTTCAGCCTGCAGGCGCACGGCGCGGCCGTGGCGCCATCGGATGCACAGCCCGCCATGACCGGGACCGTCCGGCTTGTGGCCGGCGACTACGGCGGCGTCATCAACGAGTACGCCGGGTTGGAAGTCGAGCTGCCATGCATGGCGAAGCCGGAGATCGACGCCGGCGGCGCTACGGCGCTCGCGGCGCTGGACGAGCCCGAGCCGGTCGCGGCGTGACGTGCCCACGTTCCGCGTGCTCGGGATCCCGGAGACGATCGCGGCCATCGAGCGCTCGGCCGCGGCCGCCAACGCGCCCGGCACGCTCGATCGTGCCGGCGAGCTGATCGCCGGCGCCGCGGCGCTCCTCGGCCCCGACCGGACCGGGCTGCTCAGCTCGTCCTATCACGGCGCCGGCGGCGGCGTCGCGACGTCCGTGATCTACGGGCCGATGGTGGAGTGGGGCACGAGCCGGATGGCCGCGCAACGCCGCATCCTGCGCGCGTACACCGAGCGCACGCCCGACGTCGAGCAGGTCATGAGCGATGCGATCGACCTGCAGGGCGATCAGGAGGGTCTGTAGTGCGCGTGTTCACCGTCCACACGACCGAGCTGTCAGCTGACTCGTTCAGCATCGGCGATCTGATCGACGTCTGCGACGTCATCGACGCGAGCCCGGCCGACCTGATCCCGCTCCTGCAGGACGAGCGCGCCGGGCTGCGCAGGCTGCGCGCACTGGCCGCCGTCGCGTGGGTCCTCACGCGCCACGACGAGCCCGGGCTGACGTTCGACGACGTGCTGGCCGGCCGCGTCGAGGTGATCGGGGAGGTCGCGGCGAGCCCGGCCGACCCTACCGTGCCGCCCTCCGTCGCGCCGCCCGGCGCCAACGCGTACAGCTCCTGATGCTGGCCGTGTCGCTCACGGGTTGGCCGATCGCCGAGGCGCGGACGCTGACCCTGGATCAGCTCGCGGTCCTCGCCGAGCTGCGCGGGCTCGCCGGCCGCGATCGCAAGCGCAAGCGGCGCTAGCCGATGCTCACCGTCCAGATCGTCGGCGACACCACCGGGCTGGATCAGGCGCTCGGCAAGTCGACGTCCGGGATCAGTGCGTTCGGGCGCTCGATCAGCGTGGGCGGGATCGCGAAGGTCGCGGCCATGGCCGGCGTGGTCGGCATCGCGGTCGGGGCCGTCGCCGAGCTGACATCGGCCGCGGCCGCGGACCGGGCCGAGCAGGACAAGCTAGCGCTCGCGATCCGGAACGCGACCGGCTCCACCGAGGACTACACCGCGGCGACCGATGCCGCGATCGCCGCCGGGCAGGCACGCGCGTTCAGCGACACCGAGACTCGCGACGCGCTCGCGTCGCTCGTGACCGCGACGAAGGACGTCGACTCGGCGACCGCGCTACTCGCCACGTCGCAGGACATCGCGCGCGCCGCGAACGTCGACCTAGCCACGGCCGCCGATGCCGTCGCGAAAGCGCAACAGGGGCAGGACGGCTCGTTGCGCCGGCTCCTGCCCGGGCTCGCCGAGGGCGCGACCGCGACCGACACGATCGCCAACGCGCAACGGCAGGCCGCCGGCGCCGCGGACCAGTACGCCGCGTCGAGCGAAGGACAGGCCGCGCGCACGACCGACGCGTTCGGCGAGCTGGCCGAGGAGCTGGGCGGCGCGCTCCTGCCGATCCTCGACGCGCTCCTGCCGGCGCTCCTGCCGATCATCGCGCAGCTCGGCGAGCTGATGCGCGCGGTCCTGCCGATCCTCATCCCGCTGATCGAGTCGCTCGCCGCCGGGCTCAAGCTCGGGCTCGGGATCTGGACCGGGATCGCCAACATCGTGAGCCAGAAGGTCATCCCGGCGCTGACACCCGTGATCGCGCTCATGCAACGGCTCGTCGATGAGATCCTGCCCGTGCTCACCGGGTTGATCCAGGGGCTCGGCGACGCGTTCGACACCGTGGCCGGGTTCGTGCAGTCGGCCGCCGACGCGATCGGCGACATCGTGCAGGCCGCGCAGGATGCGCTCGGCGTCATCGGCGACCTGCTCGGCGAGCTGGGCAAGATCACCGACTTCGAGCTGCCCGACGTCGTGGGCGGGATCACCGACGCGCTGCCCGACCTGTGGAGCGCGCCGGCGCCGACGCCCGAGGCGCCGCAGGCCGGCGTGCGCGGCAGCTCGCGGCAGGCCGGGCGTGCCGGCGGCAGCGTGCAGGTCAACATCATCGGCGATCCCATGACCATCGAGCGGACCGTGGTCCGGGCACTCCGCACGCACTACCGTCGCGCGGGCCGGTTCCCGGCCGAGCTGGGATCCGTCGCGTGAGGCGCCTAGGCTCGGACATCGCGACGGTGGAGCTGTACGCGTTCCCGGCCGAGCGCGCCGTGTGGGACGCGTCCGTGTGGGACGGGCTCGATCGCTGGACCGTCGAGGGCTGGCAGTCGATCGCGTGCGAGGTCCGCGGGCTCGACTGGGCAGACGGCGCCGACCGCGCCGCCGGCGTGCTCACGACGGCCGCACCCGGATCCTGGACCGTCGAGCTGTACGACCCTGACCGCGGGCTGGATCCGTCCAACCCGTACGCGTACCTAGGACGCTACGTGCAGCCCGGCAAGCTCGTCCGCTTCGGCTGGACGTCCGGCACGATCGGGCTCGGCATCATCGACAGCTCGGTGCATGAGCCCGTCACGGGGCTCGCGCGGATGCGGGGCATGGATGCCGTCGGGCTCCTGTCGTCGCTCCAGGTCGCGCCGCCGGCGGCGTCCGTCGATCACCTGCGCGAGCTGGCGCGCTACGTCGTGGCGCAGCTCGCGATCGCGTGGCTCAGCGTCGAGCCCGACCCGCCGGCCGGCGACGAGCTGATCGGGGCCGTCGATCCGGTCGCGACGTCGCCGCAGGCCGCGTGGCCGCTCATCGCCGAGGCTGCGCGCGACGTGCTCAACATGGCGTGGATCGACGCCGCCGGCGTGATCCGCTTCCGGCCGCACGCCGAGGGCCGGGATCCCGGGATCACGCTCGGATGCGGCGGGATCCCGCTACTCGGGGCCATGACCGCGACGTCCGGGGACGCCGTGGTCAACAGCGTGGCCGTCAAGGATCCGGCCGGGGCCGTCGTGACGCGCGCCGACGCCGCGTCGCAGGCGCGCTACGGCGTGCGGCACCTGGATCGCACCGGCCGGCGCATCCCGGCCGCGGCCGCGTGGTGCGATGCCGTGATCGCCGACAGGGCGTGGGCGTCGCTGGAGTGGACACCCGAGCAGGCGTGGCCGACGCTGGCCGAGGGGCCGGCGCAGCTCGCGCGCGTGTTCTCGGCCCCGATGGTCGCGAACGTGCGCCTGCGCGGCGATGCCGTCGAGCCGCCGATCAGCGTGGACGGCCGGCTCGTGGCGCGCGGCGTCAAGGTCAGCCCGGATGGCTGGGCCGTCGACGTCGTGGCG